TGAATACTCTTATTTAAATTTTAATCAATTACGACAAGCATTAAAGTGGCTAATGGAAAATGATTTTGATGAAAATTTTCAAAATAAACTTTTAATGAATCCTCATATGTTAACTTTTAAAGTTAAACCACCGACACCTACAGAATTTTTAACACATAAATATATTGGTGCAATGGAAAATTATTTATGGGAACCGATGAAAGATGTTTTTATAAATTTTTTAGACCCATTTAAACCATATCGTTCTGGAATATGGAATACTTCTATTGGTTCTGGAAAATCTACTTTGACTATTCTTATTTTATTATATGTAGCATTACATTTTGCTCTTATGAGAAATCCTAGAAAGTTTTTTAGTTTCCCAGATTCAGCCGTTTTCGTATTCGTATTATGTGCTGTCACAATAACAAAAGCATCTGAAATATATATTGAGCCAATTCAACAAATGTTAGAATCTTCAACTTACTGGAAACAATGTAGAACACATCAAGAAATGATTGCTGAAGATAGACGTCTCATTGATGCTGATTACGTTGATTATATTCCGTGGAGACCTTCTGGAAAAAGTTCTGTTATTACTACAGGCAATGGTTTAAATTGGAAACAAGTATCATCTGCTAATTCACTTTTAGGTATGCAAATTCTCGCTGGCGCTATGACAGAAATTACATTCTTTCTTGACTCAGGAAAAGGATGGAATAATGAGAAGTTACTTCAATTCTTTTCTAAATTACGACAAAGAATTAGCAATAGATTTAGTAATAATTATTATGCTAGATTTATTCTTGACTCATCCCCTAGTACAATGGAAGATGCTATACAAGCTTGGGTAACAAATGATGCTAGAAAAAACTCAGAAAACTTAGTTTGGACTGGTTCTCGATGGTCATTATATCCTTGGGAATTTCCAGATTTTATTGATTATAATAAAGAGTTAAAAGAATCAAAAGAAAAACATGAATACGATGTAGGGTTTAAATTATTTAAAGGTGGTAATGGTAAACCGCCAATGGTTTGTGAAAATGAAGGTGAAGCATCTCCTTACGATGAAGTAGAATGTATTTGGTGTCCAATAAAAAGAGTATCTGATAGAGGCACCGCAAGCATGTTAGATCTTGCTAAAGAAAATCCAATAACTTTTATGCAAGATTATGCTGGTATTCCTGCAGGTCAAGCCGACAGAATTTTTTACCAAGGACATTGGATAGATAATTGTTTTGCAAATGGATTAAAAAATATTTATGGCTCTATAACAGCTTTAGCTCATGAAGAACCAGAACATTTAATTTGGAATCAAGTTTATCCATTATTTTTTAATAAAATTTTTGATAAGTGGTATTATTATTATGAACCAAGTATTCCTAGAGTTATTTCAGTTGACCAATCTAAATCAAAAGATTGTACTTGTATTGCTATGAGTCACATTGAAAGAGATCCTGCTAGAAAAGATCCTCATACTGGACAATCACTAATTGTATATGTTACCGATTTTACTATCATGTTAGTTCCAAAAGGAGGTATGATAAATTTTGATGCTATTAAATTTTTTATTATGGATCTTAGACGATTAGGTGGGTTAAATATTAAACATGTTTCTTTTGATAATTATCAATCTGAACCAACTAAACAATTTCTAAAACGAATGGGATTTACAGTTGATTATATTTCAGTTGATGCTAATAATGATGCTTATTATACTTACATCGATTTAGTTATTCATAATAGATGGTTTTGTGGAAAAAATGTGTTTGTTAAAAATAATATGAAGTCATTATACCAAGCAAGACGTAAGAATTCTAATACTCCAAAAATTGAACACTTTCCAGGTGATTTAAATTATGATTGGCAAACTGGAAATTGGGAAACTTGTACGGCGGGTGTACATGCGAAAGATGCTACTGACGCAATTGCAGGAAATGTTCAGGTAATAAATACTTATATAAATGATTTTATTCCATCAAAAGTTTGGAATTCAAATGATTGTTTTGCTAGAGATTATGATAATTTAAAAATGAAAAATGAAAAATTTTTAGACTCAATGAATTTTAAGATTTAAACAAAAAAATGGCCGGGGTTCAACGAACACCCGACCACAAAGGGAGCTATTTAATTACCAGCCGCGTTTTGCTCTGCGCTCTGCTTCTACTCTGGCTTTCTCAGCCAAAATTGCTTCGTGCTGGTTTAAGGAACGAAAGTATCTGTAGTCAAAGGGTACACCCTGAACACTGCTCTGTCTCACTGTTCCATCGTCTTTCTTGTAATTTATTACAAATTGTACTGTTTTCTTATTTATCTTGGTTATTGTGCAATTTTCCCACTGGTGACCATATCTGGTTCTGGGACCATTTACGTCGATTATCAGGTTTCCACCAACGTGGAAAGGCATTTCATCAACTCTTGACATTTCTTTAAGTTGGTCAATATCCTGCCTGATTTGATAGTCAGTTCTGGTGGGAAGTTCATAATCAGTAGTATGCCAATTTCCAACCAATTCGACCAATTCGGTACCCTTGAGAACTTCGCAAAGACTAATCATATTGTTATGAAAGTTTATCGACTGGTTTAAATCAATTTCTTTACCCTGGCGTTGGCTAACATCAAAACGACTAACTTTAATTGCATCATCAGCAACAACGAACTCAAGTGACTGTCCCCAAGAATCATTCTCATTTACTGTTAAAGTCAAGGTATAACGAAAATTATTTCTATCACCGTAATATGTGTCACGGCTAATATTTCTCAAACCAAAGGTAATTCCCTTCGATTGGAAAAAAGTCAGAAACATTGCGGCATTTGCTTCACTTGCATTTAAGCGAGCCAAACCACGAGCATCCTCAGCAGCCTTATAAGCTTCCAATTCAGCATTTAATTCATCTAATCTAGTTTGAAAATCTGTCCTCATCTTTAATCTCCCTTTGTAAGTGTTTCCCTTACATATATTATATAAGATTCTTTGATTTATTGTTCAAATCGAGGATGCACTTTGATTTTTTCTTTTATATTTCAATCTTCCATATTGAAACCCAGGAGGACATTCAAAACAAACTTTTTCAATTTCACCATTATTAAAATAGAAACCGTAATTTCTTCCTTTTCTATTTGATGGTTTTCCCTTTCTATCAATACTTTGTTGTTCTCTTATTTCTTTAGCTCTTTCTTTTCCATATTTTTCTTCATAAGATTTACTTCTATTTTCACAAAATTTTTTAATTGTTTCTGGTTTATGTTTTTCCATACATAGAATTTTTAGACGGGTCTTTTTTTAATAATTCTTTTTTAGATAAACTCATATTTTTCTTATGTTCTTCAGATTTTGGGATTCCTATAAGTCGTAAACTATGTTTTTGTCTTATTTTTGTTTATTTTCTTCTGTTTGATATGAAAATGTATCCCCGCCATCTCCACCTTTTCTTAAATTTAAACATTCTTTTAAGCCTAATAGATGATCAGTTCTAATTTATTTAATTCTTAAAGAATAAGCCCATTCTTGTAGTTCACATATTATTCCTTTTTTTCCATGTTTTTTGATATAACGATTCAATAATATTCCAGAACCTAAATAATTAGGGTTCCATAAAAAACTTTTCTTTTTTCCGTAATAAAATTTATTATTCGGTAATGTTGTTTTATAGATGTAACCATAAGGAACTAATTTATTAGACATGATAAAAACCTCCATTTTTATTGTGTTTAGAGCACTTAATGGAACGCCAATTCCTTAAGTGCTTGTATTTAATTAGTAAGGAGACTTTTATTAAATTATTTGAGTTTATTTACGATTCTGATCACTATATCCGAGAATTGAAAGAGTTTTATGAATCTTTGGGCTTAAAGGTAAAAGTTATAAAACAGGAAAATATGGCACCAGCTCTCGATGTGGCTGATAATTCTAAATTTGAATATAATTGGCAATCTGATAAAAACACTGGAATGTTTTTTTATTTTTTTGATGAACAAATTGGTGATGAAGTTAAATATTCAGTTCACATAAATAGCATCGTTATTGCGAAAAGAAATAGAGGCACAGGCCTCGCTTCTAAAATGATTCGCGGATTAGTGGATATTTTTGGGGAAGATTTAAGAGAAATAACTTTAGATGATATGTCCAATAGTGATTTCTGGAAATTTATGGAGAAAAAACATAATCATATAAATTGGGTTATTGAAGAAAATTAGAAAGAACGAAACTCTTGTTTTTCCATTTCTAAGAAAGTTACTTGAAGTGGAACAATTGCTAAATGTACCATATTATCATCGACTGATCTATCTGCTTTAATTACTTCTTCTGGAATTTTTTCTTCTTTAATAAGTTGTTGAATAAACATTGGAAGAAATTTTTCTGCCTCTTGTGGAGTTCCAAATATTTCTTTACTATAAAATGGAAATACAAATCGTTGATTTTCTAATTCTTCTTTTTGTGATTTACGAAAAAGAAATTGCCAATTTTGAAATGGTGGTAACTCTTCTAATACTGGTCTGCCAAAAAATACTGCACATTGAAATAATTCACGAGGCATATCTCTTTCTTTTCTAGCAGGGTCATTTCCTCTTTGAATGAGCTCTTCAA